CCCTTTAGTTAATTGTTTTATATACCTATAATACTCGTTAATCACACTACTTGCTTCCTCGCTAATGCTTATAACCTTATTATCACCTCTCAACCCGGTCGCATTCAATTCGCTGCAAAAGTCAACAATGCTTTGTATATAGGTGATTAAATCAGACGAAAATGGCGTGAAATGGTTATCTCTAATAATACTATCTTGCCCCCCTTCCCCTTTATAATGAAAGGTTGTAAAACGGGATATCAGACCAGATACTAATACAGAATCAGTCATGGTTCTGTAGAACGATGTGAGTGGAGCATCGCCTACTAAGGTATAGGCACAACCCCTATTCATTCCCTCAATAGAATTTTCTGATTGGGAGTATTTCATATCCCCTAAAATAGCATTGGGCGCCCCCGCACTGTAGCGGGATGTTAATAACTGGCGCCATTTGCGGTATTGGGGTGATATATGAGGACTGCACATTTCCCCAAAAGCCTCGCCGAACTCGCGGGAGAAATGAGCGAAGCACATGGATGAGCGCATTGCTTTTTCAAGGGCCTCAGGGGATGCGTAATTGGAAAAGTCAAGAAAAGAACCTATGGAATAACGACTATGTTCCTTCCCCATTTGGACAAACAGCTTTTCCGGGTTACTGAATAATGCCTCCTTACCTACCCCAGATTTGGCTAACATCAACACGTAGCTATTAAGACCCAACCCATTAATATTAAAAGACTTTCCCACAATGCCGGACAGCATTCCAAAAGCGGATGCAATAGATACTTCTCTAATTGGTGAGGGCGAGCGCAAGTAGAACTCTTGTGCAAGGTAGCCCCAAAATCCCGGAGGCCAGGCGAGTGGTTCGGGAACGGGCTTGTTGGGTTGTAAATTTTTGTATTCCTGTTGAATAGCGTGTTGATTATAGGGGTTGACAGCGTGACCATTTAACTTAGGTAGTTCAAAGCGAGCAATGTTTGCTTGTTGTGCAACCCTCGCTCGACTGCTCAAAATAGAGCGGGTGGCAAGGTCAGGACGGTCGTTGTGCTTTTCCCGGTACAGTTTGGAGCCTTTAAATAATTTTCGGACTTGACTGTTTGACTCGGTTGTAAAGCACAACATTTCAACGAGTGCATGGTCAGCTTCTGATTGGGACGGGTAACCTAACCCCTGCCATTCCCCATTATACAAACGATTAAACTTGTCCCCGTTGGAACGGGTGGAGCATTTGGAGAGCACCTCCTGATTAGACAGAATGGGTGCAACCTCTATATCTTGGGCATCCATGGCGTAAGCCTGCCTTGGAGCGGTGGATAACAACTCGTCCAACATTTCCTGGCGGTCGACTAACGCTTCCCCATAGACGGGGATGTGGTTACCTGTTACCAGTATATACCGCCCGTCACTGTATACCTCCAACCCATTGAACCGTCTGCCCCCGCCGATGTTACCTTTGACCCATATATGGCAACCTGTTCCAGATTGGGATACTTCGGTGTAACTGTTGAAGGTTTGTATCAATTTGGAATAGCGTTCAGGTTGCTTGCTTGCGTGCTTACCATCAATATCAATGACGCTTATATTAAGGGAACTGTGCAAGCAGAAGCCAAGCGCGGTAGTGCCTGACTGTACCTCCAACACTTGGTACTCCTGGAACTCATAGAAAGTTATTAATTTATCCTCCTCGTTTTGTTTAATGTGTGCGCCATCAACAGCGGAATACGGGATTTTTGTTTTTGGGTTTGCCAAGCACCACCGGGGCAATGCTTTTAAGTCCTCAGGTATAAACATTTAGACCACCTTGGGAGCGATGACCCTATACCCCAATTTTTGCAAGGTTATAGTTGACCTTTCAATTGCTTTGTTTCGTTGAGCGTTGATTAAGCTTCTGTCCAGTTCTTCTATCCGATAATAGAACCCCGCTGGCATGACATCGCCCACAGATATATAGATGGGTCTGGGTAGCGCCTCGTTCTTTTCCATTAGGCGGACGGTTTGGGTAGTCACACCCATCTGGTCAGCTAATTGTCTTCGGGTTATGTATTTGTCCGGTTCGAGCGTAAACTTGGTCATTTTGGTTTCCTATATATAGAGTGCAGCTACAAAAATGCAGCAACTTAACAATAACAGTTAATGCTTAAAATTGCAATAAATAACGCTTGCAATATTTACAACAAGCTGTTACGCTATGCACAGCACACATTTTAAAAAATGCAATGGAGACAGAGAATGAACCCACACATACCGGAAGCAATTCTTGCTCTGCAAGATACGCGAAAAAAAATTGAAGAACTAAGGGATTTGGAAAAGCAGATCAAGGACTTTATATTTGCAGAATTGTATGCTCACATTCCGCTGGCGCATGAGGGCACGGTTAACACAGAAGTTGGAGCGCACAAGCTCGCGGCAACCTTCGCTCTTGACCGTAAAATAGACCTCCCGTCACTAGAGGCGACCAAGGATAGCCCTAATTGGAACCAACTTGCACCCGTGACGGTACTACGTTGGAACCCGGACATCAGCCTTAAAATCTACCGCTCCTTACGAGATGAAGGTAGGGGATTTATTGATAGCTTTCTAGTTATCAAACCTAAGACACCCACACTATTAATCAAATGATTGTCCACCTGACCGATAAGCAGTTGGAACAATTGCAGACTATTGTGGCTAACTACGACAAGACGCCTGGAACCCTTCTAACGGGGGAACAGTTACGTCTATTAGATTTTGCTTTAAATATCAAGGGATTACACGAATATGAGAATAAAAACTGTCCACGCTGCGAGGGGGAATAATGGTTGAATTTACCACCACCTCCAAAGTGATTCTAGATACTGGAATCAAAATGTTAATCTACTCAGGCGCAGGTCTGGGCAAGACTGTATTGTGTGCAACAGCACCGCGCCCTATCATATTAAGTGCTGAGTCCGGGTTACTGTCCTTAAGCCGTGCTAACATTGAGAGGCTATTTGGCAAGGATACTCCCGGTATAACTTACGATATCCCAGTTATAAACATCAGTACCATGCAAGACTTAGTTGGAGCATATAACTGGGTATTTCAAAACAAAGATTCCGGACACTTTCAAACGGTGTGCTTGGATAGCATCAGCGAGATTGGCGAAATACTTTTAACCACATTAAAAGCGTCCACAAAAGATCCACGCCAGGCGTACGGTGAGCTGATTGAGCAACTCTCCATTATGTTAAGAAATTTTAGGGACTTGCCTGGGCTTAACGTATACATGAGTTGCAAACAAGAAAGGGTTGTGGATAGTAACTCAGGTGCTATTAGTTACTCCATGCTTATGCCTGGTAGTAAGCTTGCACAAACTCTCCCCTATTTATTTGATGAGATTTTTTCCTTAACGATTGCCACCGGACAGGATGGAAAATCGTACAGGGTATTAAATACTCAACCCAGCTTCAGCTTAACAGCTAAAGACCGTTCGGGCGCTCTTGACCCATTGGAGCGTCCAAATTTAACCCACGTTATCAATAAAATAAGAGGTATATAGTTATGGTTCAATTCGCTTTTAACGCAGGTCAAGTCCAACCAGAACAAGGACGCGAAGCAATCCCAGCTGGCTGGTATATAGGCATGATTAACAAATCCGAAGTAAAACAGACCAAGAAGAAGGATGGGTTCTTTCTGGAAATTACTGTGGTCATTGTTGACGGTATTTACAAGGATACTGTCATCACAGAACGTTTCAACATTAACAACAAGAATGCAGAGGCTCAGAAAATAGGCTTGGGACAGTTGAGTGCCTTATGCCATGCAATTAATGTAATGGTGATGGAAGACACCCAACAACTCCACAACTTGCCTTTCAAAGTGAAGTTGAAGGTGAACCCACCAGAAGGGGAGTATAGTGCAAGCAATGAGGCGGTGATGTATAAACCGTTAAGCTATGAAATCCCACCAGAGCAGAATCAGACTGCCCCGATTATGCCAGCGGCACAACCTTGGGAGACACCTGCCCCAGCGGTAACACAACAACCCGCTGCACCCGCCGCTGCACAACCTTGGGCAGCACAACCACCACCTCAGCAAGCTGCACCCATACCCGCTGCACAACCTTGGGCCGCACCTGCCGCACCTGTACAGCAACAAGCACCCGTGGCTCCACCTACCGGAGCAGCGGGGGATATTCCGCCTTGGATGAGACAGAGTTAAGTTAAGTTAACATTCTACTGCCCGTTCGCAAGAGCGGGTTTTTGAATGTTAATTAAGGAGCACCATGAAGCCAATCCTAGCCACACAAACGCTCGCGCTTATGGAGCAGCACCTAGTCTCTGACCAGGGGGCTCTCTACCGTAAGCACCTGGAAGAATACTTGCCGCTAATGGCAGACGCTTATTCGCAAAGTGAGGAACCATTCCGCACCCATCTGGGTGCCTCTGTTCTAGGAGACAAATGTGGTCGCGCTTTATGGTATGGGTTCCGCTGGGCGAAACTGGTAAAGCACGAAGGACGCATACTACGTCTATTCAACCGTGGGCACCTGGAAGAGGCACGATTTCTTGCACTAATGAAAATGTGCGGATTTCAAGTCTGGATGCAGGATGCTAACGGTAAGCAGTTCCGCATTAAGGACGCGGATGGTCATTTGGGCGGGAGCTGTGATTGTGTGGTTATGGGGCTCCCCGAGCTTGCACCCGATACCCCTTGCCTTGGGGAATTTAAAACACATTCAGACAAATCATTTAGCGGGGTAAAAACGAGTGGGGTATTTGTAAGCAAACCCTTACACTATGTTCAATGCCAGAGTTATATGCACCACCTTCAACTCCCGGTTACCTTGTACCTTGCAGTCAACAAAAATGACGATGAAATATATGCGGAGTTGATACCATACAACCAACAAGCTGCACTTGCAGCCTTGGAACGGGGTCGCCATGTGGTATACAGCCCCCTCCCATTACCCAAACTACATGATAGCGCAGGGTGGTATGAATGCAGATATTGTGACTTCAAACCAGTATGCCATTCCAATGAAGTACCTGCTATCAACTGCCGTACGTGCAAACAAAGTGTTCCGCACAATACGGGGGATTGGATATGTAAATTAACAGGAGAAATCCTAACCAAAGAAAAGCAATTTGTTGGCTGCGATAGTTATGGGAGGTTGATATGAAGCTTTTTAAAGATTGGCCTGTCTACTTGTTAAGAAGGCTAAGAGCAGATGGAATAACCACAATTGAGGACTTATTAGTTTGGGAAATTAGAGAAGTTTTACGCATTCCCGGCATTGGATTAAAAAAGACCAAATTAATAATAAAATTAATAGGGAGTGAGAATTCCATAGCTCGTATTTTTGGGGACAACTTGGGAGCTCTCGAGGATTGGGAACTATTAGAACTTGCTAGTGATTTACGAATGGGGGATTTATATGACCCCCAATTCGATATACTTGAAACTCTTTCTGTTCTATGTTAACACCGTACCCTTTCCAACGTGCTGCAATAGATTCCCTGTATCACTATTTCAGGACCAACCGCAGCGGGAACCCACTAATTGCGCTGCCAACGGGCACGGGGAAAAGTGTGGTCATAGCTTGCTTCCTGGACGAGGTATTGAAACGCTATCCGGGTCAGCGCATACTGATAGTAACGCACCGCAAAGAATTAATCGTGCAGAACTACAAAGAGCATAAAGGTGTTTGGCCCGAATCTCCGAGCGGTATCTATTCCGCATCTGTTGGTAAGTTGGAGCATCACTACCCAATTACCTTCTGTGGAATCCAAAGTGTAGCCAAACGAGCTAACCTGTTCAAGCACATTGATTTGATAATCATAGATGAAGCACACCTAGTAAGCACTAACACGGAAACCCAATATCGTTCATTCATTAATCAATTAACAGTGCAGAATTCTTACCTACGGGTTATCGGGTTGAGTGCAACTTGTTGGCGCATGGGTCACGGAATGCTTACCGCTAACCACATATTCACAGATGTCTGCTTTGACCTTACAACGGTTAAGAATTTCAATTGGCTAATTGGGGAAGGCTACTTATGTCCAGTTATACCATTCCAGACCCGCGAGCATTATGACCTCAGCACCATACGAATTACAGGTGGGGAATATAATCAAGGTGAAATGCAGATCCAGCTAAATAAAGACGATATCAACAGACGGGTACTAACTACAATATTGGGGCAGGGTTCAGACCGCCAGAGCTGGTTAATTTTCACAACCGGGATTGAGCATAGTGAACGGGTGGCGGATTTGTTGTGCAGTACTTTTGGAATAAGAGCAACCGCTGTTCATTCTAAAATGCCAGACAGGGTACGTGATCAGAAAATACAGGATTTTAAAGATGGGAAATATAAGTGCTTGGTAAATAATGATCTGCTTACAACAGGTTTCAACCATCCCCCGGTAGACCTCATTGCGGTAATGCGCCCCACCCAATCATCCAGCCTATGGGTACAGATGTTGGGC